CCTTCCGGCTGGAAGGTTCCCGCGAAGCCGCAGACGTTGATGCAACGCATCCGGATCACTCCGCCCACCGCCGCTCGACCTCGTCGGCCGTCTTCTCAAAGATCTGGTCGAAGGCCGGGACCACGCGCTCGATCGCGAGCCGCATCCAGAGCCGGCGGCGGTTGGTGCCCTTCTTGTAGCGGCTGTTCGCGAAGGGTGAGAACTCGAGTGTGCGCGGGTACGGAAAGCCCGCGTCCGACTTCGCCGTCTCCTCGACCCGCACGAAGCGGGGAATCTTGGCCTTCGATGCCACCGCGCGGACGTTGTTTACGGTCCGCCCGCTCGGGCCGATGGGCGCGCCCGCGGTCACCGACTGGGCGCCGACCTCGCCGATCTGCCTCATGCCGCCCTGGTAGGGCTGGAACAGGTCCTCGCGGTTCTTTATCTTTGCGCGCAGCTCGTTGTAGCCCGTCTCGGTGACCTTGAAGCGGACGTCGCCAGTCGCCATTAGGTGCCCGCCAACTTGGAGATGCCCGCCAGGATCCCTGCGACGTCGGGGTCGTTGATCGCGAGCCGCATGAAGCCATCGGCGCCCGCGATGACACCGAGCGGCGCGTCTTTCCGCGCTCGGAAGTACCGCTCGATGAGTCGCATGCCAGCGGTCTCGACGACTGGGTAGATGTAGATCTGGATCGGGGTGCTCGCATCGTGCGCCGCGGGCAATGTTCCGTTGCCGCCCCGCTGCTCGACCCGAAGCCCGTCGCTTGTCTTCTCCACGACGTAGAGCTGCTCGTCGCCGACCAGGAGCGTATGCCCGACCTGAACGACAGCGCCCGGGCTGGCCGGGATGATCAGGACAGCGTCGTCGATGTCGTCGGAGAGGGTGGCGCCCGATGGGCGGCGGCAGTCGTAGACGCCCCACTTCCCCTCGATCTGGATCCCGCCCGCAACCCAGCGCGGCCAGCCATGCGAGTTGGGCGCGCTGGTGATCGGGCGAATCCGCGAGTAGGGCCGTGGCGGGAACTTGTAGGGCGCGTCCTGGGGCCCAAGCTCGTAGGTCCCTGCCGCCCACGTGTACGGGAAGGTTCGCGTTCCGTCGTCGGTCTTGAGCGTTTTCACCTCCAGGAGGTCGGCGCCGAGCAGAAGCCACTCGGGCGGGCCGTAGCGCCAGCGGTCGGTCACGGGTGGCGCGTCGAACGTGCGGGTCGCCCAGTAGGGTTGAAACCGCCGCTCGCCGGTCACGCTGTCGATTACCGACGTCGCTGTGGTGGCCACGCTATCGAGATCGAGATCGTCATCGACGTCGGGGATCTTGACCGTCGCCTTTACCGACTCGCGGGTCACGTATTGCCAGGTCACGCTCGCTCCGTTATGCGATCGAGAGGGCCCCGGAATCCCCGGGGCCCTCTCATGGTTCGTCCGTGGGTCATGTGCCGATGGCGACCCAGTTGATGTTCTTCGCGGCGGTGGCCGCGATCAGCGTTGCGTCGCCAACCGCGGTCACCTTCCACGCCTTCAGGATGACGCTGCCCGCGGCGGGCGCTCCTGACTGGTTTCCGATGGTTGCGGAGACCGCCGCCAGCGCCAGTCCGTTCGGGTCATCCTGGGGAGTCGCGATGACTGCGACCACCGTGGCCAGGCCCGTTACCACGGTCCCGGTGCCAGTGATCGCGGCCACTCCTCTCGCGAGCTTGTAGCCCGCTGCGACGCCCTGCGCCAGCAGGTTGACTTCGGCGGCCGATCGGTTGACCCCCGCGAGGAGGGCGTTCATCTCCTCGCGGGCCGCTCCGGCTGCAGGGTCCAGATATCCCATGAGTGTGTTTCCTTCCCGAGCTTCCGCCCGACTTAGGCTTCCGCCGTCCAGGTGCCGGCGAATCCCTGGACCGTCCACGCGCCGGCCGCGACGCAGACGAGATGGACCCACTCGCCAATCGCGTCGGCGGTCAGGTACTTCCCCGCCCCGCCCTGAACCCCCGTCGACGGGAGCCCGATGGTCTGGAGCAGGTTCGGATCGATGCGCAGCTCCTGCGCAGCCATCACGTGGAAGTAGAAGTGCAGGCCCGGGGTGGCCGGGGGCAGGGCGAGCACGATCGCCCCTGTTGCGCCCGCGTTGGAGTGCATCGTGCCGTTGTCGTTCCCCGTCAGGGTTGCGCCCGCGGTATGGGGCGTGACCGTGTAGGGCGCTCGGCCGTTCAGTGTCTGGCTCATTGGTTGCTCCTTATCACCGCCTTCGCGGCGGGGTTTGCTTTACGCGGTGAGGTCGACCGCGATCACGGCCTTCGGGAAGACGAGCGCGAACGCAGCCCGCATCTCGGCGAGGATCGCGATCAGGTTCCGAACGAAGAAATCGCTGTGCGAGTCCGAGACCATGACCTCGGGCGCCGAGCGCGGCCACAGGATGGCCTTGGTGAAGTCACCCAGGAGCGCGGTGCCCTCGGTGACTCCCTCGTGCTCGATGACCGGAACCCTCCACAGTCGGGCGTTCATCTCAGTGCTGAACGGGCCCTGGCCGTAGTACCGGTTCTCGTTGTCCTGCAGCAGCTCGATCGTTTCGAAGTCGAGCGGGTTGATGAGCCACGCGTTCGGGATCACGCGCCCGTTCAGTCGCAGGTTCGTCCGCGCCTTACGGGTGGTCGTGAACAGGTCGCTGGCGTAGGGCTGGGTGAGAATGCCCGTCGTGTGCATGAGCCCGGTGAAGTCCTCGCCGGTCCCGCCGCCCGCGATGATCTGATCCTCAAGCTCCTGCAGGAGTCCGTCCCGCAGGAACGTGTCGATGTAGACCCGGAGCTGCGAAGCGTCGGAGATGGCCTGGCGGGTCGCGGCGACCCAGTGGGCGATGGTCCGTACGGTCGCCGACTTCTTGGTGAACTTCGCGTCCGACTCGGGCTTGTTGCCGCCCGCGCCCGTCGACGTGGCCTCGGGGACCGTCGCGGCATTGTTGGTCTCGGACGTGACCTCGACGTACTCGACGACGTCGGTCGTGATCGGCGGCGACACGGTGATGACGTCCTGGATCATGAGCGGCCGCCTGGGCACCGGGACCAGGATCCCTGTGTCCAGGGGGCTGGTCAGCTCGCCCGCGGAAAGCGCGCCGCCAAGCGAGATCAGGTCGTTCAAGACCACGCGCGGCGAGTGGCCGAAGGCGGCGGCCGTCGTGGCTCCGCTCCGGACCAGGTTCTCCCGCCAGGCCACGACCTCGGGGTTCTCGGTGAACTGGAGGCCGGGGGTGCCGCGGCCGCCGGCGACAATCGCCGGGCCGCCACTCGGGTTCGCGGGCGCGTCCGGCTTGTACTGGTCGGACAACGCGCCGAGACGACGACGCATCTCCGCGTCGCCAACCACCTGCTGGAGCTGGGCCTTCAGGCCCTCGACACTGTCGATCGCGGCCTTGACGTTGGTTCGCTCTTCGGTGGTCAGATCGCGGCTCTCGGTCTCTGCGAGCGCCGCGATATCGCGGGCCCGGACGAGCGACGCTTCGATCTGGGTCTTGATGTCTTCGGGAGCCAGTGTGGCCATCGGGGGGTTCTCCTCAAACAAAAACCCCTGGCCATTCGCGGCTCAGGGGCTTGCGTATTTCTTCGGTTCGAAGTGGGTGGTCTTAGGCGATAGCCAGGACCTCCGCTTCAGCGAGATCGATGAGGAGCCGCGCCGACACGACCGAGAGTCCAGACTCGCTCTGCCCGGTGGGCTCAGAAGCCTCCTGCGGGGTAACGACTGGTTCCTCGTTCGGATCCACGATGGGCTCCTCGTTGGCCGCCGACGCGCTCGCGCCAGGGCCGTAGTTGTGGTTGATGGTGATGTTCTGGACGGGCGCACTCCCGGCCGCGGCCGCGAGGTCCTCGGGAGTCCTGGCCTGGGCGAGCGCTGGCGGCACGTTCTTGTAGTGGCTGAGGTCGAACGTGTTCTCGACTGCGGGCGCGCTCAGCACTTCATCCGCGAGACCAGCCGCGACGGCCGCCTCGTCGGTGTACCAGGTTTCGGCCTGCATCTTGGCCCGCCAGTTGGTGCGCTTGCCGCCGTGGTCGGCGTAGATCCCGGCCATGTTGTCGGCGACCTGGTTCAGGAAGTCGGCGCTCTTCTGGTGATCGGCGGCGGCTCCGATCGTGACGCCCTTCGGCTCGTGGATCATCATCATCGAGCCGCGAGCCATAAGCGTGCGGTCTCCAGCCATTACGACGATGCTCGCCGCGGACGCGGCCAGCCCGTCGACCTGGGTCGTCACCTTGGCGGGGTGGTTCTTGATCGCCGCGTAGATCGCGAGCGCCTCGAACAGATCCCCGCCGCCCGAATGGACGTGAATGGTCAGGTTCTTCGCGGTGATCGACTGCAGCTCGTTCACCACGTCGGCCGCGGTGACTCCGCCGCCGGTCATCCAGTCGAACCCGATGTTGCCAACGAGCCACATCTCGGCGTCGGCGCTGGTCGCGTTCTCCACGCGAGGCGCGTGCTGGTTCAGCTCGAGCTGGCTGCCCTGGGCGATCCGGGCGAGCGTCTCGCGCTGGCGACTCTGCTCAGCGATGATCGTCTGCAGCTCCGCTTCAGTGAGCATGCCCATTTGTCCTGCCTCCCAGCGCGCTCTCAAGCTGCGCTCGACTCTTCGCATTGATCGACCGCGCGGCCAAGAGCGGGAGCGTGACTCCCGCGCTTGCAAGGTCCGCCGCCAGCTCGCGGTCCCAGCGATCGCCATCCCACGCGTCGATCACCGACCCGAAGCCCATCGCCAGTCGCTTCTCGATCGCCGACCGCTGGCGCGCCATGGTTCGGGTGGTGATCGCGGTCACCGACTGATCGGCGGCGCCCTGGCCGCCCGCAACCCCCTGGCCGGTGGGGTCGATGTTGAGCGGCACCGCCAGCTCGCCGGCGTCGCCACCGAACGCCGGGTAGTTCAACTTGGCCCGGGCTTCGTCGGCGGAAATGATCGGGCGGCCGGCCGCCTTCACCAGCAGGTCCACCTGCTCTTCGAACGAGCCCTCCAGCTTGCCAGCGAGGTTGAACTCGACGTAGCAGTCATCGACGTTGGCGAAGTCGTCGAAGAGCTGAAGCTCGAGGTCTTCCTCGAGCATGTCGAGCCAGGGCGCGAGCACGTCGGCGTACAACATTTTTCGGAACTCTTTCACGCTCGCGAAGGTCGCGGGCGCCCCGGGGATGCCCGCCATCGAGAGCGGCACGTGGTAGGCGGTGGCGACTTCCTCGCGGGTCAGGCGCCGCCCCTCGGCGTACTGGCTCTGCTCGGCCGAGAACGACATGTCGACGAGCTGCATCCCGTCCTCGAGGACCGGCGTCAGATCGCCCTGCGGCGCCTTCCAGGCTTGGGTGAACGACCGGTTGAACCGATCGGCCTTCTCTTCGCCCCACGTGCCCGCGTCCTTCGGCCTGGTGATGACGACCGACTTGCGGCCGGCGTGCTGCCAGTAGTTGCCCCGGTTCTCGACCGCCGCGGTGTCCTCGTCCAGGATGCGCCGCAGGGTTTCGAGCGGCGCCAGTCCCATCAGCGGGTTCTCGGGGTTGTGCAAGCGGAAGTGCAGGATCTGCTCGGGCTTCACGTCCATGGGCACGGTCGGAGAGAGCGCAACCTTGTAGTTCCGGGGGAGCAGCCCGCCCTCGGGAGTCACCGTGTGGGGCGGCACTCGCAGGAGCGCCATCTTGGTCTTGCCCGCGCCCGGAATCTTGAGCGCGTAGCTATTCCAGTAGATCCCCATGTCGGTCATGCTGCTGTGGAAGAAGCGATGGCGAGTCGTCCGGAAGTTTGGGCGGGCGAGCATTCGCGCCAGGTCGTGATCGGTCACGCGCACGCGGTCGGTGTCGCCGACCCGGCGGAACATGTGGAGCCCGAGCTGGGCGATGTTGCGAGCGATGAAGTCCACCATCGTGCGCACGTTTGGCTGCGTGCGGTAGATCGCCGCGTAGTCCATCCAGCGTTGCGAGCTGCCGACGTTGAAGCCGCCCTGGCGGTCCCACGTTCCCCAGAACGCAGCGTCGGTGAGGGTGCCGGTTTCGGTTACGACCGTGGGCATTTACACCACTCCGTTCAAGACCTGGTAGTAGTCCACGTTCGTTCTCTCAATCACGACCTCGCCGTTCATCGGGATCGGCCGGTCAGATCCGCGTAAGAGCTCCACGCTCTTGAGCACCAGGAATTCGCGGTTGCGGGCCCAGAGCACCCCGCGGAATGACGTGTCGGACTTCGTGGTGACGACGACGTTTCGCCGCACGGGATAGGGGTGCAGCAAGTCTTCGAACATCAACCGCCCACCACGATCAGGTCGTGATCCTCGTAGGCTGACGTGGTGGGTACGGCCTTGGAGAACTCCGCGAGGAAGCGGGCGATGCCCGCCGCGATCGCCCAGTCGATCTTGCGCTTGGAGCCGTTCGGCTTCGACATGCGCCAGCCGCGGGGCTTCTGGTCGGCGGTCACGTTGTGGACGTGGCGCTTGAACTTGGGATCGCCGTTCTGGGCAATAACGCCCTTCAGGATCGCTTCGAAGAACGACTGCGACACCGGGATCATCCGCGCGTCGTTCTGCGGGAACTCGATCATCGCGAGCCCTTCGCCGGCGAGCGTTGACGCCTCGGTTCGGAACCGCCAGGGGTCGAACCCATACGCGGGCCCCGGTTTGATCTCGCCGTCGATCTCGCACGACGGGACCGGGAAGTCGGCGAACAGCCGGCGGCACTCGTCCATCACCAGGTTGTTGTTCATGCGCCAGTCCGCGTGCAGGCTGTGGTGCTCGGGGTACGGGTTTTCCCAAATCGTCCCGTTCAGGACGTAGCGCACCTCGGGCGGCGGCTCCTCCAGGTCCTCGGAGCACACGCTACAGACGTAGCCGTCGCCCGGGCCCTGCTCTGTGAACGTCGCCAGCTCGCCGCAGCGCGGGCAGATCGGCGGCATCTCGTGGCGCTGGGCGATCCCGAGGGCGGAGCTGTCAATGTTCTTCGCGATGTCGATTCCGACCCCGGTCGGCAGCTTTGGATCCAGATCGAGGGGCGAAAAGCACTTGTCCCAGGCGCCGTTCGGGACCCAAATCTCTTCGCCCGAAACCCACATGTTGGTGTTGTAGCGACGCACCACCGACTCGGGATCCCGCTTCACGCGGTCCCGGATGTACGACTCCAGCACCGACACGCCTAGGAGCGGGTTGGTCATCGCCCACACCTTCGGGTCGCGATAGTCGCTGTCCTCGGGCGCCTCGAGCCAGAAGCAATAGAACCCGGGGTCGTCGATCTCGCCCGCGTTGACCTTCTTGCCGTACTCGTACTTCTCGTAGCAGAGCGAGTCCTGGTCGAAGCCCGCGGTGGTGATGGCGAGGCGCATGGCGTTGAACCGCGCGCCAGTTCCTCCCGAGAGAACCGTCCACAGGTTGCGGCCGCGGGTGCCGAGCCACTCGTGCAGCTCGTCGGCCAGGAG